ATCCCACCTAAAAGTGCTGACGAACTTAGTGCTTTTAAAAAAGATTATCCTGACATTTATGGCGTGGTGGAAACTGTATCTCACTTGCAATCTCAAACAGAGATGAAAGGTTTGCAGGAAGAAGTTGACTCTTTGAAAAAAGCTAACACAGCTTTATCTCAAAGAGAAGCTCAATTAGAGTTATCGAAATTTCATCCAGACTTTAATCAAATTAAAGAATCAGATGATTTTCATAATTGGGCAGACACACAACCCATGGAAATTAAGAAGTGGGTTTATGAGAATACTTCAGATGGTAAACTTGCTGCAAGAGCAGTTGACCTGTATAAGAAAGACCGAGGACTTGGATTAGATAAAAAAGCCACAGAAGATAAAAGAGTTACTCAAGGTGCTGATTTGTTAGTTAAAACTAACGAACAAATTCAACCACCAACGAATAATAAAGTTATCTTTAAAAGTTCTGACTTTGAAAAAATGTCAGACGCTGAGTTTGAAAGAAATGAGAAATCTATTCTGATGGCTCAGAGAGAAGGTAGAATTACTAGAGATTAGTAAAACTACTATTTTTATCAACCAAACAAAAAGGAGTCATAAATTATGGCAAATTTTGCAGGTTCAAGTACTACTAACTTTGGTGGAGAAACTCCATCAGGTGACGAGGCTAACGCCTTTTGGGTACCTCAAATATACTCGAAAAAAGTTCAAATAGCACTACGTAAAGCATCTGTTGCAGAAGCAATCTGTAACACAGACTATATGGGTGAAATTAAAAACTTTGGTGACACAGTTAATATAGTAAAAGAACCACAAATAACAGTAAGTGATTACACTAGAGGTCTTGCGACTTCAGCTACAGCACTTACTGACGAAGAGCTTGTTCTTACAGTAGACCAAGCTAAATACTTTCAATTCGCACTAGATGATATTGAAAAGAGATTTTCACATATCAATTTCCAATCAGTTGCATCAGACAATGCAGCATACAAGCTAAGAGATGCTTTAGACAGTAATGTCTTTACATATCTAGGTCTTGATGCTTCATCTATCGGTGCTACTAGACAAGGAAGTACAGCCACGCCTGACAGCATTGGTTTTACTAGTCCGCAAATTGACCCTTTAAATGAGATGAGTCAAGCCTCTTTTTTTCTTGACAGACAAAACTGCCCTGAAGAGGGTCGTTGGTTTGTTGGAGCACCTGAGTGGTACGAATCTTTAGCTAACACAGCTTCTAAACTATTATCAGTTGATTACAACGCTGGTAAAGGTAGTCTTAGAAATGGATTAGTTGCAAGTGGTCTCGTTAGAGGTTTCCAAATGTACAAATCAAACAATCTAGGAACAAACGACTTAACAAGTGCGTCACCTGCTGGGACTGCAACTGCTCCTGTGGCATCATGGGGTCAGATGAGTGCTGTTTCACTAGCAACGCAATTGAAGATTGTTGAAAGTCTAAGAAGTACAACTACTTTCGCAGATATCGTAAGAGGACTTATGGTATTCGGAAGAAAAGTTCTTAGAAATGACATTGTTGGAAGAACAATTTACGTTATAGCCTAATTTATTAGTCTTTACGTTATTGTTAGTATTAAACCTAACACCTAGATAGGGGGTTGAAATATACCCCCTGTCTTTTAAAATCAACTAAAGGATTTATATGGAACATATTAATAAAGCATGGGCTTGGGTTAAAGCCAATAAAAAAATTTCTATTATTGCAGTCGTAGTAGTAGTAGTTATATACAGTCTTGTTAATTAATTTATAGAGGAATTTAAATGAATAAGGCTGTAAAAAAGCTTAAAAAACTCAAAGCCGATTTAGATAAACTTGAAGAAAAAGAAGAAGTGGTTTTAGAAAAAATTGATGAAGCAATTGATGAATTAGAAAATTGCGACCACTCTGATTGTTCACCTGTTCATCCATTAAAAATTAAAGATTAAAAATGGCAAAGACATATTTAGCACTTACTAATGAATTATTAGTAGAACTTAATGAACCAGAACTTACAGCAGTTTCTAGTGGAGTAGGAATACAAAAACAAGTTTCTAACTGTGTAAATAGAGCTTACTCTGATATAGTAGATTCTGTAGATAATTGGTCATGGTTAAGTACTGCTGAACCTGATGACCCTTATTATGGTAATACAACTGTTCCAACAGTTATTGGACAAAGATGGTATTTATCAAAAGCTGGTTCAACAGGTGTAGATGGTGATTTTGATTCAGTCAATTGGGATATGTTTACTCTTGTAGATACTGCCTCCCCTTATACAATTAATAAATTAGCTTTTACAACTTTAACAGTTTGGAGAACTAATTATGCAAAATCAGAAGAAGCTTCTGCTAGGACTTCTGAATATGCTGTACCATTAAGAGTTATAAGAAGTTCTGATGGTAGAAGATTTGGATTATCTCCAATACCTGATAAAGTTTATAATATACATTTCTTTGCATATAATAGACCAACTGCTTTATCTGCAGATACAGATACAGTTGCCTTTCCAGAACAATACAAAACAGTTTTATTAGCAAGAGCTAGATATTATATTTATCAATTTAAAGATAATATAGCTCAATCACAATTAGCATTAGACGAATACAAAAAAGGTTTACAATCTATGGCTGATAATTTAAATTCACCACAACCACAATATATGTCGGATGTAAGATTTACTTATTTGTTACCATAAGGATTAAAAATTTATGCCAACTCAAGGAGCTTCCATTACAGTTGCAGGAGGTTTAGATTTAGTTTCAAGTGCTCACGCATTATTCAGAACACCTGGAGCAGCAACTATTTTACAAAACTTTGAATCAGCTACTACTGGTGGCTATCGAAGAATAAATGGATTTGCAAAATGGGGTGGAGCAAGTTCAACAGTCCAAGTGGTACAGTTACAGATGCTATAACAGGAATAGTTCCATATGCTAATGGAGTTATTGCTTGTCAAGGTAATAATATTTATTGGAGTACAGATGGTATTACTTGGCTTCAAGTTAATAAAGATACTTATAAAAGTTTAACTGGTACAGTTGCAGTAACTGCAAGTTCAGCAGCAGTTGTTGGAACTGGAACATCATTTACAACTGAGTTAGCTGTAGATGATAGAGTAAAAATTAATAGTATTACATATAGAGTTTTATCTATTACAGATAATACAAATTTAACATTAGATATTGATGTAGTATCTACTGCTAGTAGTCAATCTATTTATAGAAGTGGAATGATAGCTAGTGAATTATCAGGTGCTACAGCAATTACAAGAACTAATCAAGTTAATAATCAGTTTGCTAAATATGAATCGCAAGGTGCTTATGGAACCTTATATATTGTTGATGATGTTAATAAAGTAGCTGAATTTCAAATTACTAAATCAGGTGCTGTATATAGTTATTATTTTGAAGAATTAGATAGGTCAGCTCCAGTTAATCCTTCAAGAGCTACTATTTTTTCAGAACGATTAGTAGTAGCAGGACAATCTGTATCAACAAGTACTGTTGCTTATAGTAGTCGTTTAAAACCTTATGATTTTGAAGCTACTGGTTCAGGAACAATTGATGTTGGAGATATTATTGTAGGTATTAAAGTCTTCAGAAATACTCTTATTATTTTTTGTAAAAATAGTATATTTGAGTTGACAAGCCTTGATTCTGACCCTATACTTAAATCTATAACCAAAAATATAGGTTGTATAGATGGAAATACAATTCAGGAAATTGGTGGAGATTTAATATTTTTAGCACCTGATGGATTAAGAACAGTTGCTGGAACAGCTAGAATTGCTGACGTTGAAATCGGTTCTGTTAGTAGAAAAATCTTACCTTTAATAAATGAACTTTTAGATAATATTGCTGATTATACTCTTTCAAGTATGGTTATTAGAGAACGAAGTCAATATAGATTATTTTACTTTCAATCAGGTCAAGCAGATGCAAGTCAAAAAGGAATTATAGGAACATTTAAATTTGATGAACAGGGAATTCCTGCTTTTGAATGGAGTAATTCAAAAGGTTTAGTCGTTAAAACTTGTACTTCAGATTTAAATACTTCTAATGAAGAAGTGAAATTTAGTGCAGATGAAAGTGGATATGTTTATTTGCATGATAGTGGAAATAATTTTAATGGTGAAAATATTAGTGGAGTATTTCAAACACCAGATATGGATTATGGCGATAATGGTTTAAGAAAAAGTCTTTATGCTGTTAAAGCAAATATTAAACCAGAAGGAGTACAAGACGATTTAAAATTAAGAATTAGATATGATTTTGAATCTACAGATGTACCTCAACCTGGAGAATTTAGTGTTGGTACTTTAAATCGAGCATCTTTATATGGAAGTGCTTTATATGGAAGTGGAACATATGGTGCAGTAGTTTAACCAAGTAAAAGAATGTTAGTAGTAGGAAGTGGATTTTCAAATAGTTTTAGATTTTTTAGTGATGATACAAATGCAGCTTATTCAGTTAATGGATTATTCGTATCATTTATAGCAGGAGGAAGAAGATAATATGGCAGGTTATACACGACAAACCACATTTACAACTGGTAATACAATTGAAGTTGCAGATTTTAATAATGAATATAATCAATTATTAGCAGCATTTGTAAATACAACTGGACATAAACATGATGGCACAGCAGCCGAAGGTCCTGTTATTTCTGTACTTGGAGATAGTGGAGTAGTTACTCCTTTAAATAAAATTTTAGTTGATACTGCAAGTAATCATTTAGAATTTTATGTAGATGTTTCTAGTGCTGCAGTTCAACAATTAAGAATTCAAGATGGAGCAATCGTTCCAATTTTAGATAATGATATAGATGTAGGTACAAATCTTTTAGAATTTAAAGATGCATTTTTTGATGGTACTGTAAATTTAGATACTTTAGTTATTGGTACTTCAACTGGTGTAACATCTGTTGATACAGATTTAACTTCTGCTTCATCAAGTGATGATACTTTAGCTTCTGCTAAAGCAATTAAAACTTATGTAGATGCAGTCCCTGTCGGAGACCTAACTGCTATTGTTGCAGGAAGTGGTTTAACTGGTACATCTTTATCAGGACCTATACCAACTCTAAATGTAATTGGCGGAACAGGTATTACTGCAAATGCAGATGATATAGCAATTGATGCGACAGTTGTTGCTACATTAACAGGTTCTCAAACTCTTACAAATAAAATTCTTACACTTCCAACTATTTCTAGTATTTCAAATACTGGAACAATAACTTTACCTACTTCAACAGATACATTAGTTGGTAAAGCTACTACAGATATTCTAACAAATAAAACATTAACAAGTCCAGTTTTAGATACAGCAATTAGTGGAACAGCTTTTAAAGATGAAGATACTATGTCTTCTGATTCAGCAACTGCTGTAGCTTCACAACAATCAATTAAAGCTTATGTAGATGCATCTCCTGTTGGAGACCTTACATCTATTGTAGCAGGAACTGGATTAACTGGAACAGATTTATCAGGACCCATTCCAACTTTAAATGCAATTGGTGGAAATGGTATAACTGCTAATGCTGATGCATTAGTAATTGATACAACAGTAACAGTTGATAAAACAACAGCACAAATTTTATCATCTAAAACATTAACTAGCCCAGTTTTAAATGGAACACTTAGTGGTACAGCATTTTTAGATGACGATACTTTAGCGGATGATTCTGCTATAGCAGTTGCATCTCAACAATCTATTAAAGCTTATGTTGATGCACAATCACATTCTACTGTTACAGCAGATAGTGTTACTACATTTACAAATAAAACAATAGATGAAGATGCTACTGGTAACTCAATTACAAATTTAGCTAATGCAAGTATTAAAGCTGCGGCAGGTATTGCTGCAACAAAGATTGCAGATGGTTCAGTAAGTGATGCAGAGTTTCAAAGACTAGATGGACTAACTTCAGATATTCAAACACAATTAGATTTAAAAGCAGCTTTAGCTTCTCCAGATTTAACTGGAAATCCTACAGCTCCTACACAATCAGCAAGTGATAACTCAACTAAACTTGCAACAACAGCTTATGTTGATGGTCAAGTTGCAACAGAAAATGAATTATCAGAATTAAATGATGTAACGATTGCAGGTATTGCAGATGCTAATTATTTAATATATGATAATTCTGCAAGTGTTTGGAAAAATAAAGCGATAAGTGGTGCATTTACTTCAGATAATTTAGGAGTAACAACTTTATCTGCTTTAATAGATGCTACAAAAATAGCAGATGGAACTGTAACAAATACAGAATTCCAGTATATTAATACTTTGAGTTCTAATGCACAAACTCAAATAGATACGAAAGCTACTGCAGGTTTTGCTGTAGCTATGGCGATTGCTTTATAATGGTTTACATTAAGGCAAAAATATGGTATAATTAGGATAATAAATGGCTCAAAATTTTCAAAGAACATTAAAACGAAATATATCAAACAGCTCTGGTTCTGCTACAGAATTACGAGCAGCTACTACAACAAATGATGCAATCATAGGTGTTAGATGTACTAATACTTCTGGTGCATCTGTAGACATTACTGTTATGGTAGTTAATAGTGCAACTGATTATCACATTATTAAATCAGCTCCCATCCCTACAGGTGGAAGTTTAGAATTAATTGATGGTGGTTCAAAAGTTGTATTACAAACTGGAGATTCAGTTGAAGCTTATGCTTCAGCAGCTACTTCAGTTGATATTATTTTAAGTGTTGTTGATTCAATTAGTACATAATATTAAGGATAATATAAATGGCATATGTTGGTGCAACTCCTGCACGAAAAGCTTTAACATCAAGTGATATTTCTGATGGTATA